CCGTAAGGTCGGGCGTCTGGCAGTGCCAGTAAGGGTATTGTCAATCTACGGATACCTCTAACCATGACCACTCCAGCTCAAAACGTCGTTCAGTATGTCACAATGTATGCGAAGGATATTCGTCGAGATCATCTCGGGAACGTCCTAAGCAGCATCGATGTGCCAAACGATGTGCTGGTGAGGAGATGGGTGAGGCCCGCGTCAGTGAATAATCCTCGGAGACCGGATAAAACTCGGCCACCGTCCGATTACTCATGCTACTGGAGGAAAACCCGAGGGTTCAGAGGGCGAGTTGCGGTGGTTTATACACCGGGCGACCCCTTTTCCCAGACAGGTTCGAGTTCAGGAGTCGTTGTTGCTGACCCCCCTATCAGTCAGGGCATTGAGATCTGTGAAGGTCTCATGCAAAATGCTCGGCTGAAGGCGTTGGCGCAGGTGACGGCTGATACGATGCAGCGTAATGCTGCATTGCGTCAGATGGATGATACGCTAAAACTTGCTGCTGATTTCTCCTCTAGGGCTGCCCACGATCTTGATGATCTAATGGGTGGTTCTGGTGGTCTGGCCAAGAAGTTTGGTCGGATGAGTCAGTGGCGGAGGGTACCTGACAGGTACCTAGCGTATTTGTATGGGGTTGCTCCGCTTGCGGACGACCTCGTTAACGGTTTTGAGACCCTCAACAAGTACCAAGCTTTGGGATTCGGCCTTTCCGCTGTTCTCAGGGCCCACCGTACGAGGTATGAATCGATTGAGTACGGCCCGTACCCAGGCATCCATAACGGCTCAGGTGGATACGAAAACTGTATCTACCAGGGCAGTAGGAAGCTGGCTGCGCGCTGTGCCTATCGATTCGATCTCCCGGATTGGTTCCTGGAACAGAATGGCGAGCCATTGTCCCCATGGTCGGAAGCTTATGAGCTTACGAAAATGAGCTTCGTGCTTGATTGGTTCGTGCCGGTTGGTGATTGGATCGGAGCTCTCGAGAGCGCACAGTGGAGCCCATACTTCGTTGAAGGATGGGAGACCATGTACTTTCGGGATACTTACGATACCGTTGTTCACGTTCCGGCGTCAGCTAAACTCGCACTTACCCTTTCATCTGGGTCGGTCGAGCTGGGTCGAATGAACCGTGTTTATGTCTCGCAGTACCCCTGGGGTTCCATATTCCAGGCTCCTGCGATTAATCCGTTACCCTCGTGGTCAAAAGCTGCGCAGGGTTCCGCCTTGCTTACTCAGGCATTCAAACGCTGGTATTAAACCAGGGAGCATGCTAGTCATGTCAATCGTACTCGATGGACTCACCTACGACAATGTTGGCTTTAACCAGAACGGGCAGTTCGTTTACTCTGAAAAGAGTGCGGGCGTCCCCTCTGGCTTCTCGTACCTGACGACGAAAGTCGCTTCGGGAACCGGGAAGGCCGATACGGTCGTAAAGTGGAATCTGAGCAAGCCCGTTGTGGCTACCGAAGACTCGGAATGTGCCTGCGCGGGAACGGTGCTAAGGTCTTACTATGTGAAGATCGAAGTTACCATTCCGCCCGGCTCTACCGCAGCCGAACGTATCGACATCAACGATGCTATTCAAAGCCTCGTCGCTACGACTCAGTGGAATGGATCGATCGAAAGCCTGATTCAGCCTTCTAGCTGATTAGGTCTAGGTTTATCCTCCTCTGGGCGTGGCCCAGTCATCGTTCGTCATTGGAATAACTCAATGGAGCAACCAATGAATACCAAGGGTAAAAGGCGTCAAGCCTCCTTGAGGTGGACACAAAGAGATGTTACTGACCTCGTTCTCGAAGCGTGTGGGGCCGATCTGGGATTTGACCCAGCGGACAAGCACGCCTTGAGCCACTACCCTCTACCCGATCCAAGTCAGTCTACGGAATCCTTCCGAGACCAGTACTGGCGGGCTGAGATGTGGTCGAAGTTCCCGTTTGACATCGGGATCGATCGGACTGCTGTAGCAATACAGTCGTTTCACGAGTTCGAAAGTCAGTGTGCCGAAAGTAATCGGCGTCTTTGTGAGTTGTGGAGTAGGCCAGTCGAGGCTAAATACCTCGGCTGGTTGAAACACGCTCGCGAGCTGATGAAGTTACTCTTTGAAGGATTTTCTCCTGATGAGATAATTCGGCATTGCAACTGGGGTCCCGGGGCAACTACATCGATGCCCCGTGCCAGAGCGACACTACCAAATAAGTGGGTAAAGTCCGCCCACATTACGGCACCAGCACTGCCTTATTTGTTATCCTTCTCACGGTGGTGCGGGCGGGAATTCTCGCCAGTTACTATCGTGGGAGGAAACAAGGTGGTGACCGTCCCAAAGAACGCTAAGACAGAACGCACCATAGCGATCGAGCCGGACTGGAATATGTTTTTCCAGCTCGGCCTTGGTGGAGCAATTCGCCATAGGTTGCAACGAACGTTCGGTCTTCTTTGGCCGACTGCTCAAGAGCGTAATAAACGGCTTGCCCGAGAGGGTAGCCTTACTAATGAGCTCGCGACGGTTGATCTGAAGGGTGCTAGTGACACGGTGTCACTTGCGCTAGTTGAGCTACTCTTACCGTCGGACGTGTTGCAGCATGTCCTGTCCCTTCGTAGCCCTACCGGGCTGCTTAAGGATGGGACACTCGTGACCTACGAGAAAGTTTCCTCGATGGGTAACGGCTTCACGTTCGAACTTGAGACAGCGATTTTCTACTGTCTGGTGAGGGCCTGCTCAGGATACGCGGTGGCATACGGTGATGACATCGTGTGCCGCTCTCGGAGCGCTGCGGAGGTCGTAGATTTCTTACGCTTCTGTGGTTTCTCCGTTAATGAGAAGAAAACCCACGTCACGGGTCCCTTTAGGGAGTCGTGTGGTGGACACTTTCACTCTGGCGTAGACGTTACCCCCCCTTATGTCCGCCGTCCGTTAGTTGGCCCGGCCCGATTGACGCTATGTAATCGGATTTCCGAGCTCTCTGACAACGGTAGATGGAAGATGGGGCTGCTGTGGAACACGTGGAATACGTGCCAGAAAGGCATACCGAGCCATCTTTATGGTCCGGTAGGCACAGAAGGCACGCTTCACGTTCCTTTCGCGGTGGCGAGGCCTAGATTCTCGAGGCGCTACCAGTGTTTCACTGGAACGCGGCTAATCGAGGGTCGCCGGCTGGTCGAGTCTGATCAGTTTGGTGCTCTCCTTCAGTCCTTATGGGCTGATGCTCGTGAGTCGAAGTGGCGGTACACCGGTTTCGAGGTTAAGAATACTCGGCCGGTGCTCCGTCATGGCTCTTGGTTTAGTGGATGGTTGGACGGAAGTCCCTGGTGTGTTCCTGAATAGGGAACATCCGCCATTTCTTAGCTGCCGGACAGAAAAGCCGGTTTAAGCTAAGGGTGCCCGCCCCTTAAAGGCGTGGTAGGAGATCTTTGATCTCCA